CGTCAGCTCACGGCAGCATTGAACGAGAACTCGGCTGCAATGCGCGCGAACATCGCGGCAATGGGTGGCGTACCACCTGCAGCGGCGCAGAGCACTGCAGCGCGGATCCGAGATGCCGCAGCGACACGAGCGCAGTCCGCTGCGGCTCGAATCGGCGCAGCAACCACGGTGACGTCCTCGCAAGCTCTGGTTCGATTCGCGACCGCTCAGCGCGTCGCAGCGACAAGTAACGGTGTCTTCGTCGGCGGGATGCGTCAGGCAACCGCTTCGGCGGCAATGTTCGGCGCTCGGGTGCAGTCGGCTGGCACTGCGGCACTCGGCGGAATGCGGACGGCTGCGGGCGGACTGGCAGGCTTCCTGACTGGTCCGTGGGGAATTGCGATCGCAGCCGCTGCGGCTGGGTTCCTGTTGTTCTCGGGTTCCGGACAAGATGCGGAACAGCGCGCACAAGAGATTCAGGGCGCAGTGTCCGATCTCGCGACCACCTTGCACGAGAGCGGTGGTGCTTACACCGCGGCCGGACAGAATGCCGCGGCAGCAGCTCTCGAATCGATCAAACTCGCAGACAGCTCCGACACCCTCTCGCAGACACTCGAGAACGTCGGAGTATCGGCCAAGACTGCAGCCGCAGGCCTGGCCGGAAATGTCGAGGCGCTGAAACAGACACGGGAAGAACTGGCGGCACAGGCCGGATCCGAACTCGACGTTTGGGGTTCGACATTCAAGATGCCGGACTTCTCGTGGAAGTCGATTATGAGCGGATTTACTCCGGGAGGTGCGAAGGAACAGGCCGAAGATGCCTACTTCTCCGACAACCCGGCCGCGAAGGCATTGAAGGCGTTCGACGAGGCCGAAGCTGCCATCAGGGAAAAGCAAGACTCTCTGCGACGCATCGACATGGCTGCGGGCAATCTCGATGCCTCCGGCACCGCAACCGCGCTCGGCACGATGCGCGACACGATGAAGGAGTTTGCCGAATCCACTGGCGGCGCGTCTGCCAAGGTCGACATTCTCTCGAGTGGGCTTGCCAAGCTCCGCGGCGATCAGATGTCGGCCGAGGATGCTCAGCAGAAGGTGAACGATTCGATCCGGTCGTTCGGTGAAGCTGCGCAGAACGCGGGCGGCAGCGTCATCGACGCGCAGGGAAAGATCAACACGACTACGTCGGCCGGATCGCGTCTCTACGACGCGATGAAGGGTGTTCAGAGCGCGTTCGATCAGGCCGGCGCTTCGGCTCGCCAATCTGCATCCGAGCAGGGACTCAGTACGCAGCAGGCAGCCGACATGATTCAGGCTGCAGGGCAGCAGGTTCGGGACGATTTCATCGCTACGGCAATTCAGATGGGTCTCACCGAGCAGCAGGCACGTGCGCTTGCCGATACGTATGGGCTGATTCCGGAGAAGCTGCCGACGCAAGTTTTGCTCACTGGCACAGCAGAGGCCACGGCGGCGATCGACGCATTCATCGCGGCGAACTCGGATCGCAAGATCCTTGTCGACATCGTTCAGAACGTCGTCGCTCCGGGACCATCGAATGCGCCGGCATCCTCGCTCGGTGATCTCATGCTTCCCGGAAAGGCGGAGGGTGGATCCATCACTGGCGGCACCAAGGGTGTCGACTCTGTCCCGTTCCTGGGCATGGATGGCGAACATGTTCTCGACACCACGGACGTCGCGCAGATGGGTGGGCAGGCTGCGGTCTACCGATTCCGGCAGTTGCTCAAGGCTGGACGTATCGCGAAGTTCGCTCTCGGCGGTGCAATCTCGACGGCGAAGTCTGCAATCCGCGGCGTCGAAGGCAATGAGTACGCGTGGGGCGGAACCGGTCCGACGAACTTCGACTGTTCCGGGTTCATCGGTTGGGTGCAGCAGATCCTCATGGGTCTCGGTACTGCCACCGGACGCATTTACACCACGTACACGCTCATCGACGGCGCACTCGCAGGTCTGGCGAAGGGTCTCAACCCGAAGTCACCGTTCAATGTCGGCGTCTCGCAGGAACATATGGCGGCGACGCTCGACGGACAACCCGTCGAGTCCGGTGGTGCTCACGGAACATCGGGCATCGGTGGGGGTCGAGCCAAGGCGGAGGATTCACAGTTCCCGTACAAGTTCCATCTCCCGCTCGAAAAGTTCGCGGGATACGAACCTGGCGAGACCTATGCGGGCGCCGGTACTGCAGCGGGAACGTCCGACATGGACATCGCAGGGTCGAAGTGGACCAAGGATGACGAGCTTGCTCTCGAGTCTGCTCGCGTGGCGATCACGCAGGCGAAAGAGGCGCGAGACAAGGTCTACGCCAACGAGAAGAAGACGGACGCCGACCGTCAGCAAGCCGACCTGAAAGTCGCTCGCGCCGAACAAAAGGTGAGCGATCTCGAAGCGAAGCGCGCCAACGAAACAGGCATCGAGTCGTACGGTCCCGCGCCGGACCTTCCAGGGTCGATGACTGATGAACAGATCAGTTTGCGGAGTGCCGAGCTGGCGCTCACCGACGCGGAACTCGATCGAGACCGGGTCTACGGCGACCCGAAGTCGACGAGCAAGGACAAAGAGAAAGCGGACATGTCCGTCTATCAGGCGCGCAATCGCCTGGCCGATGAACAAACCGCTGCCACTGGTTCCGGAGACGGACTGCGCGTCAAGACGTTCGAGGAGATCGGATCCGATCTCGGCGGAATCCTGGCGGGCGGCATTCTCGAAACACTCGGACTGCAAGACTCGTTCCTCGCGGATCCGAACAAGTTCTTCGTCGACAACACCGGCACGACAGGCGGACGAACAAGCGGCCCGGTCAAGAAACCGAAGCCGAAGGACGTTGCGCCGACGATCACACCTCCCCCGACGATCACCATTTCGCCAGAGGAAGTGTTCAGCCAGTTGCCCGTTCCGCTCTCGAACGGAATGACGATGGCTGACGTGTTGAAGAAGTTCCCACCCTTTGACACGGGCGGTGTCGCGGTCGGTCGCGGACTGATGCCAAAGGACATCATCCGACCCGAGCGCACACTCGGGCCGAAGATGACCGAGGACTTCGAGCGGCTCGTCGGAGTGCTCGAACAGGGAGATGTGTTCCGCGCCTTCGAATCCGAGAACCCCGTCGGCGGGGGCGGCAGTACCACGTACTCCCCGTCTTTCACCGGATTGCTCGACGAAGAGCAGATGTTCTCGATGTTCGAACGCTGGCAGCGCCGGACTCAAACAGGCGGTGGGCAGCGCACTGTCGCTCACCGCTCCCGGCGTCGATGACAACGACATATTGGAGGTGCCACGTATGGCAAAGAATTTTGGCTACATAGACATTCTCGGCCGTCCGTGGCACCTCTACGGGCACATGGAAGCCGCGGAGAACGTTGCGATTCTCGACAAAGCATCGGGGCTGTATTTGCCACCGACCGAACTCGTTACGTCGTCGGGTGCGTGGCAGATCGGTTCGACGCCTCGCAAGACGATCGAGGACGAGCGCAAGGTCGGACTTCTCATCGGTACGCGAGGGGCGACCGAGGACATTCACGACGAAGTCGAGAGCGCTTGGTGGGACGGCTGGTCGACCGAGAAGGCTGGCCGTCTCACGGCAAGCAAGAACAGCGGCGCGTATCGATGGCTCGATATCCGCAAGAGCAAGAACCCTCCGTCGGAGTGGTCGATCGCGCCGGACGTGAACAATTTCATGGAGCATGACATGGAGTTGATCGCGTGCAATCCGGCGTGGCAGGCGGGCATGCGAGCCATCGAAAAGGTCGTGTCGGGGCAACGCATCTTCGAGATCACCAATCCGACGGACCGACCGTTGTGGCCGATCATTCTCGGCACGCCCGGTTCCGCGTGGGAGATCCAAGACGGCACAACATCGCGGATGGTGAAGATGCCCGCGCTGACACAAAACTGGAAGCTCTACACAGATCCCCAGGTTAGGACACTTGAAGTCGAAAACGGCCCGGCAGTCTGGCCGGAAGCGATGCGCGGCGTCACGTTCACCGATCCGATTCCGCCGCGGACCATCTATCCGATTCAGTTCAAGATCAAGGGCACTGGCGACATTCGCATCGAATTGATCGACCAGTACTCGAAGCCGTGGGGGTGATCCGGTGAGCGTACTCAGCGCAGTCTCGGAGAAGATCACCGCCCGACGCGAGAAAGAAGAACGCGATCACAACGCGCGCGATCGAATCGGGTTGTGTGACAAAGAGTGGCGGCTCGTAACCGAGATCGTCGGAGAAGAAGAAGTCGACTTCGGGAAGATGGTCAACGACACCGAAGAAGGGCGCTTCACCCTCCCCGGTGACCATCCGTGGAATGACTGGCTCGTCTATCAGAACACGGTCGAGGAAGACATTCACTTCTACGTCGAGCCGATCGACAATCCCGAGAAACGCATCGGGTACAAGGTGATCGATATCGAGGTGGAGTTCAACGCCGACGACGGATACGAACGCGTCACGGTCATTGGCCTCGAAGACATCGAGCACGTCAAGAACAACCTTGCATGGGCAAATACACTCGCACCGTTGGAGTTTCAGCTTCCCAAGTCCGACGTTCAGGCCAAGCGCGCGAAGACCGCGGTTCGCTCGTACCTGTTCCGAAACTTCCTCCGCGAGTATCAACCGGGCTGGCTTCCTCACCCGTTCAACCTGTGGGACAAGGCCTATTGGAAGAACAACATCGACCCCTCGAAGTGGAAGGTTCTGATTGCTCCGCAGATCGGTCCGGACACGTCCGAGTGGACTGTTCTCGCAGCGCGGTTCGATAACCTGTGGGATCTGATCAAGGCCACTCTCGAAGACGCCGGCCTGATGCTCACAACGCAGCGGTGGATGCCTGGTGACTCGCAGCCGTTCCCCGATTACTGCATTCTCACTGAACCGACGCTGATCATCGACGTTGTCGAAGCGTCGTTCGTCAGTGGTGCGACCGGAACGTTCCTCGATCCGATCCTCGATCTTGTGCGCGTGGTCTTCCCCGACGGCACGTCCGAGACGGTCACGATCGCGGATCCGAACTCCGGTCAAGTGCCTCCGGCCGGCGTCAATCCTCCGGTGGTGATCTGGCGAAGATCGCAGCATCAAGGCCTCGTGAACTCGAAGATGGGGATACATCACGCGACCGGTCACACAGTGATCATCGGCGGGAAAAGTCCTCAATGGGTGAACAATTCGGTCAAGCTCTTGCTGAACTCTGCATTGGCATACATCGGACTACTCATAGGCCTGCCAGCGCTCGGGCTCGGTATTTTCGACCGAGCTGTCGAAGACGTCATTCTCGCGTGGCAGCGGTTCACGAACACCAAGCGTAAACAGTCGATGGGCTCACACTCGTATCGACAGACGTACGCGCCGGGTGACGCCTGGTCACTGTCCGGGCTGCAGGGTGGCCGAGTTGCCCTGCACGAGAAACGCGGGTTCATCTCGTTCACTGCGGGCGTGATCGACGGCGTGCCATACCGAATCGGCCAAGACGTCGACCTGGGGCACCGCTGCGGATTCGAGATCGGAAAACGGATCTGGCTCTCGTACGTCGTCAAGAAGCGTCGTCGGTGGTCGCGAACGCAGCCACCGGTATGGGAGATCACGATCGGTGATTCACGCGAAGACGAGCTACCCGGTTCGTCTGCGCTTCGACTGATCGAAACCCTGCACGCGGAATCCACCAGGTACCAGAACCTCATCTAGGAGCGATCGACTATGGCGGAGCACCATCCTGCGTTTCCGTACAACTGGCCGGAGACGATGCATCCGTACAGTTTCATCTTTCTGCATCCACCATTTGACGAGAACGGTTCGGCCGGAGTTTCTTTCGAGACTCCGCAATTGAATGCTCTCGGAAAGTTTCTCGAAGATCTCGGCGTGAAGTTACCGAACATCGCTCCGCGGTCGGTGACGTTGCGGATCCGCATCGTCGAGCAGCTCTCGGGCGCAGTGGACGAGTATTTACTCGATCGGCCACTGACTATTCCAGTGCCGGACGCGGACAAGACTGCGTGGCGCATCGTCACTGGTAGTCGAGTTCCGCCCGGACTCGGACTGGACAAGCACAGTGGACTAATCGTCGGCCGACCAAGTCAGACCGGGTCATGGATCGTACGAATTCACGTCGGCCCGCTCGTCCACTATCAGCCGCCGCTCGTCGGTGAGATCGGCCCGAACAACCTTGGTCAGTGGGTCGACATCGACAAGCCGATCGAACGCCAGGTTCCCACACCGGAACTCGAAGATCTTCCTCTCGACGACCTTCCCGAGAAAGAGATCGAGAAGGTTCGCAAAGCGCTGGCGAAATACGACGCCATGCGCGCGAAAAAGAACTCACGAAAGGACAAGCAATGACATTCCGGACCGTCTATGGCAACACGTATTCCGAGAACGGTTGGCGCATGTGCGACCGGAACGAGTGCGATATTCCACGCATCCCGAACCTGTTTCTCGTCGACACTGCCCCACTTCGGAAAGGTGCGCCGCTCACAATCCTTGGTGCATGGCTCAAGTGGTACGACGTCAATGTCGAAGAGATCCTGTCTCCGGTTTGGGGATGGTCGGCAACAAACACTGTCGCCAACTCCAATCACCTCGCTGGTACAAGCGTCGACGTCAACGCGCCGAAGTATCCAATGGGTTACTACCGGATGGCATCCGGGCTCGTTGCGAAGGTGAACACCGGCCTCGAACTCTTCGGAGGGTCGGTCTACTGGGGCCGACGATGGAACACCCCGGATGAGATGCACTTTCAAATGGCCTGGCGCGAGGGCGATGCCCGAAACGACGCTTTCGCCGCCAAGCTCAGGGCTGGGTACCTCGGCATCTACGGCGGTGGAGTCAACCCCGCACCTACGCCCAACCCCGCGCCGTCGACCTCACGCCCGACGCTACGCCGTGGCGACACAGGGGATCACGTCCGCTACCTGCAGGACTTGCTCAATCGCCTGTACGCCTCGTACTCGCGTCTCGCAGTCGACGGAGACTTTGGCCCCGCGACTGAGAACGTCGTGCGGCAAATGCAGGGACGCATCGGCATTGGAGTCGACGGCATTGTCGGCCCCGCCACCTGGCGCGCAATGGGCGTCAAATGATTGCCCTCTCAATCGCCGCAGTGATCGTCGGCAGCGCAGGAGTAATCCTCTGGGCTGCCTGGCGCTGGGCGCGCGGCTACGACTCCATCACCCGATCTGACCGCTACGAACGAAGGAACTACTGACCATGCAGATTGAACACATCGCACGCGTCTGCCACGAGGCCAATCGCGCAATTCAGATAGCCACAGGCGATCCCAAGGTCTCGCCACATTGGGATGACGCACCGGAGGAACAACGGGCCAGCGCGATCGAAGGGGTCATCGCTGCTATGCGTGGGGCAACTCCGAAGCAGTTGCACGAGTCTTGGCTCGAGTTCAAAGCATCCGGCGGATGGATCTACGGGCCAGAGAAGGACGAGGTTGCACGGACTCATCCGTGTTTCGTCCCGTATGACGAACTCCCGGAGGAGCAGAAGTCCAAGGATGCAGTATTCAGTGCCATCGTCGGCGCACTGACGGAAGGTGCCTGACCATGACTTACCACGATGCCCGCACGTCGCAGGACGTCGAGAACCGGTTCGCTTTCCATCCGGCAACCACGCAGGAAAAGCGCGACGAGCACGACGGTGTCCGCACGTCATGCAAAGAGCTCGGCCATCGATTCGACCGAGACCTTCCGCCAAGTCGCGAGAAGGCCCTTGCGCTCACCAAGCTCGAAGAAGCGATGTTCTGGGCTAACGCAGCCATCGCGCGTCAGAAGGGCACGACTGATGGTTGAACCCGAGAGCACGGTCACCGTCGGCGTCCAGCTCGTCGGTACCAACACGATCGACTCACGCGCCTTCTGGCTGGACCTGCTCGATCGCAGCGGCAAGACGTTCGTGCAGACGTTGCTCATCTTCGTGGGTGCCGGCGCGACCATCGTGTCGGTGTCGTGGACGACTGCGCTCTCGTCGGCCGCGCTTGCGACGCTCGTGTCGTTCCTGATTGCGCTGTCTACGTCGACAGCGCTCACGTCAGGCAACTTCGTCATCGACCTGGCCGACCGCGTGGGACGTACATTCGTCAGCGCCCTGGTCGGCGCAATTCCGGCGACGGGAACACTCGCGGACGTGAACTGGCGCGACGCGCTCATGCTGGCCGCAACGGCAGCACTGTTTTCGGTCCTGACGTCACTCGCCACGAGCAATTTCGGATCTACGAAGGGTTTGCCCTCACTGGCTCCCATTCGCCCGGAGCTACTCGCAGTCGAGTCCGCTTCGACAGACCCAGAGCCGGATCCATTTGCGGACGATGTCGCTTTCGGAACCGGCAAGCACCGCAAACGCAATTGACCCCACTGACCCAGTAAGGGGGCCAGTGATGGTCCGAAGAATTGCCCTCGCAATCCTGGGTGTCACCTCAGTAGTCCGGGGATCGTCGTACGTCGGTCCGCGATCCCCGGACTCGTCACCCGCTCAACTCGCGTTCGTAGACCACCTAATCCCACTGTCCTGGTATGCGGTTGGCTGGATCGTCACGGGCGCTTTCGCTCTCGTGGCTGTCTTCTGGCGGCGACTTCAACCGATTGGATTCGGGTTCGCCATCGCCTTCAATCTTCTGTGGGCTGGCAGCTTCATGCTCTCGCAGATCTTCTTGCACATACCGCGTGCGTACGTCTCTGCGACGAGTTACATTGCCATCGCCGGCCTGGCCATTTGCGTCGCTGCACTCAGTGAGCGCT